CAGCCGTTGTTACCTTCCATACCCCCTTATCCGCAGCCGTCGTCTGGTCCTTAAAAAGAACCGTATCGTTCAATACCAGAACGTGACCATCTACCGTGTCCGTTCCAGTTGAAGTATAGGTGAAAACACCAGCGGTATTCGTTCCGACCTGATTCGCCGTCGTCGCATATCCTACGGCTGTCTTCCAGTACAAGCCATTGATCGCAGCCGTCACCGCAGCATCTGTATAAGCCGTTGATGCTAACTTTGTCGAGTTATCGAGCGGCGATTGCGTCGCCGTGGTTGCGGCGCTTAGAAGCCCTGACGCCACCGTACCGAGAGCAGGAGTCACCAGTGTCGGAGACGCGCTCATGAAGGTTTTAAGTTGAGCCGCCGTGATCTTCTTGTCCACGGTATCAGAACCCTGCCGGGCGGCGAAAATATCCGTGGCACCAACCGTCGTTCCTGCACCAAGCGTCGGAAGTGTCGAGTTCGTTGCAAAGGCCGGAGCCGCGATCAGCAGCGCCATAATCACCATAAACTTTGTAAAGATTTTCATTGTTTTAATCCTTTGATTTATAGGTCGTTGCTTCCGCATCATCGCTTGAATATTGCTCGGTCTGGGCGTCATCGCTGTAATAGTCTCCTCCGGTAACGACGACAGCCGGAACAGGAATGTGCACCGCTGCCACACCGGGCCTTGTCCTGTTTTTAATCATTAGCCACCTTCACCATTGGAGATGTACAAGCTGCCAGTTCCAGCGGCAAGCTGGATCGCCGCAATATATTTCGTGCCGCCGAGAACAGAGAATGAAACCATCGATTTTGAAGGCACGACCTTACCGTTCTGTTTTGTGGTCGATGTCGGAAAAACCGCTGTTGGTGCAGAAGCACCATTCCCTGAAACAACATAAGCCGGATTGGTGCTGTCGTTGTAAATGATGAGCGTTGTGGAATGGGTAAGCGGCGCATCGAAGGTGATGCTCTTGCTGCTGTTGGCGACATCGATAACGTAGGTCGGTGTATTTATGTCTTGGATGTTCATAACTTATCTCCCTGTTAAAATGTTATTAGAGTTCGGCCATTCAGGCAACTTAATTGATGACCTTTCCTTGGAACGCCACGCCCTGCGCCGAGTTCTTAATCATGATCGATGTGTCTGCCTGAGTCTGTTGAGTTTTAGCCTGTAGATTTTCAGTCTGAGCCTTGAGCTTCGTTTCCAAGATTGCCGGATCTGGTTTTCCATCGCCCTGCCCCTGCTTCGCCTGCTGTGCATCTTTCAGCGCCTTGATCCACGCCTGCTTCTGCGGGAGCGAAGACTGGTTGATGATAAGCTGCGGATTGGACTGAGCCAGAGCAGCACCCAGCGGGCCCAGCTTCTCGATAATCATCATGGTCTCTTCAAACTGCGCCTGCTTGAAGGTTGCCGAGATCGGAACCTCATCCACGGTGACGCTGTACTTGCCCACGGTGATATCATTGAGGCGCTTGACGGGATTATCACCGACCTGCTGCTGCTGGTTAATCGAAAACTGCGTTAATTCGCTGTCTTCGCCCATGATTCGATATATCCGGTGTTCGGTATAGAAATTCTGGTATAGACAAAGACAGTTACGGCCTTGCAGCTTCTTCGACCGTGAGAAATTGTCCGAATACATCTGGATCGAAATGACCGTCTGGCGCTGGCGGGCTTCAATGGCGCGTCCAGACTGTACGGTATCAAGCTGGCCTAGAGCGGACTGGTTTATCCCGCTGATCTCATGAAGATCATCTGCGGCCTTATCTTCGAGCTTGTCCAGACCTTGAGGATACCCGCCCGGCTCGATCCGTTCCGGCTTTGTCGATTCGGGAGACTTCCGCTTCCATTTTACGTTGATCCCCGGCGATGATCCGTAGTCACGGAGGTTCTGTTCCTGCTCCGCATCTAAACTGGACTCTTCGTAGATCCAGCCTGAATTGGCGTTGCGGTTCAGAATATCCGTCAGGACCGACCGCTTCTTGTTCTTCTCCCGTTGAGCATCGATCAGATCCTCGATGATGCCACGGGTGACGCCGCGCCGGAAGTAGGGGAAAAATCCTACCGTGGTATAATCCTTGTAGATCGACCAGTTATCGTAAACCAGAATATCTCCACACGTCACGGTGCGTCTCACCTTCTTGACCGGGCGCGTCACGACGGCCAGCGGATTATTTAACTGTGCGGCGTGTTGCATCACCTTGTCCATGATGTCCTGCCTGCCGATCCATTCCTGCGGCACCTCGACCTTATCGCCGGTTTCGAGATCAACAAAGCACGGTGCCAGAACCGTCATCTTGTACTGGCTGTCGAGCAGGCGTATCTGCTTGGCCTGCATGTCGATGAAGTCGTTGTAAAACACATCAGACCATGCGCCGTAGTTCTTATCATCGGCATAGCCACCAAAGAATGTTTTGGGCGAGACATGGAAGTCTGCCAGATAAGAAAGAACTGAGGATTGATAGGTAGGCGACATGATATTTTGAACGGCCATCGCCGCAGCGGATCCGTATTTCTCGTTTACGTTGTCCAGATTTGTCCATACAGACTCCTGAATATATCCTGCGCCCTGATCGTTATGGCTCAAATCGTAATGCTGGGTATCGGGATCGATGAAGATGGAGAAGGGATCCTTCGCCACGATCTTCTGTTCGCCGAGTTCATTGTTCTCGAAATCCAAGGTAATATCCCAGAAGCCGCGCCCCGTAGACAGACCATCGGCGAAAACATCGGTGTCGGTGTAATTCAGATCGCAGCGGTTCGCCTCAGACTTGAAAATGTTATTCAGAACATCGGCGACGTTCTCTGATGCCTGACTGTCGGAGGTCGGCAGGAACTCCACATCGGTACGATTCGATGACTGGTAGCCCATGATGAGGCGGTAGAGCGGTGCGATGCCGTTCAGGGTCAGCGCCGTCCGGCGCATCGCCCGGAGCGCAGCCTTCTCGCCTTCAGTCCATTGTTCGCCCTCAAGCATCTCGACGCAGCGTTTAGCCAGAGTGGCCCATTTGTTGTGCGGTTCGACGGCGCGGAGATAGCGATGAGCCAGCCTACGGACGATCTCATCGTTCTGTGGTGGCAGGATAAGCCCTTTTACGCCGTAACCCATCCGATCCCCTTAATGACGAAAAAAGCCGCACGGCCTTATTCAGGCTATGCGGCTCGGTTGTTCCAATACCGGTATCTCTCGGAATATACTATCATGCGAGTTAGGTTAAGAGCAAACCCTTACGCCGTCACCCACGATTCGGACACGCCCTGCCCCTGCCCCAGCCGTCGCAGGCCCTCCTCGACCTTGAGACCGCGCAGAGGGGCCGGAGTTGCTGATGGCTGCTCTATCAGTCCCATCTGTTCGAGATCAACTATTCTGGCGAGTCCGTCGATCATGTCGTCGTGTTTCAAAACAGGGAAGGCGACATATTCCTGCTCCAAGAAATCTTTGACCAAATCGCGCATCTGGCCGGTGTGATCCTTCCTCAAGCAGGAGATCGGTAGGATGATCCGGCTCTTCGGCAGCCCGTCACCGCCATCCTGTACGGACTTGTAGCCGTTCTCAAACATCGGAACCAGACGGAGAATCCGCAGGTTCTTGTTCATGCCGCCGCCCAGCGGAGTGATATCGAACTCGTAAAGCTGCTGCTTCTGGACGAACTTAATATGTTCAATATCAGCCTGCATCCCGTATTCTTCATAGGCGACGACGCCCGGCTTCCAGAGGCGGTGGAGATCGATCAGGGCGTCGCAGCGTTGTGTCAGCGACATCCTGTCGCGGCGCATGTCGAGGACGCGGTATAAACCATCTGCCCCGATCCCGATAACCCACATCGATGTATAATCGTTTTTCTTGCCGACCTTGCCGGTCCGCTGTTTACCGCCAGACGGATCGACGATGATGAAGCGCCAGAGCGATGCCATCGCGGCGTTATAATCCGTATCGGCCTTGACCACCCACGGAAGCTGAAAGCCCATCGCCTTGTCCGCTGTCGGATTGAGAAGCTGCTGGCTGTTGAAGATGTAGAGGCCCTGAGCCACACGCTTCTTGTCCAGCGTTTCCTGTGATAGAAGAACCGGCCTGCCGTGTTCTGTACCGTCATCCGTTGCCGGATGGATGCGCGGGATGGCAATCTCTTCCTCGATCATCTCAGCATAGGTATCGAAAAGGTGATATCTGGTTCCGACATAGCGTTTCCTGCCTCCTTCGGTACCAAGATTGTCCGACATCCTGAACGCGGCGGTCGTCTTGGCGATCAGTTCAGGCGTATTCACGCCTTCCATAGTCACGATATCGTCGTAATCCATCAGCTTGTAGTGCCTGCCGGTTGGCATCCCTTCGATCAGCCCGCAGGCTTCAACCGTGGCTTCCTTCGGATTACCCTTGCGCTTGACGTTAATACCGTCCATCGACCATCGATCAGACTGTTTCTTCGGCTCCTGATAAAATATATCCGGCCAGAGCAGCGGAAGATCAGCATTGTTCTCCAGCTCGGTCTTGATCTGGCGTAGAAAGTCGCCAGCGATGGCTTTGGTGAATGAAAAGATCCCGATGGTGATCTCAGGATCATTGATGATCTCGAAGATGTTTCCGCCCAGCGTGATGATCGTGGACTTGTAATGCTCCCGCGCCCAGAGGTCCAGCCGGTCATCAGGATCGCGCTGGAACTCCCGACAACGCTCAAAAAGCCATTTGCGGTTGGCATCCTTGCGGTGTAATACGTTTGTCAGCAGGAAGAACAGGTCATTGGCAGCGAAGTCACGCCGCATCTGGCGCTCTGCTTCTTTGCCGCCCTTCTTTAAAGCTGTGGCGAGGCAGCCGTTGTAGTAATGCAGAGTCGTGACATAATCGTATTCAAACCATGCCGGAAGCTGTCTCATCCTTCACCGCGATCCATTAACCCTATCCCTATCACCAATAAAAATAAGAATACGGCGACCCACCAAAGAGCCGAAACGATATAGACCGCCAATTCTGCGGTCGTCATCATCCCAGCAGCCCCGGCGACGGCTTGTCCTGAACCATGTTATCAGCCGGGCTGATCGGTCCGTCATTCGCAGGATCGTCGCTGCCCGGATCGGTAGGATCTATACCGGGAACTTTCATGGCAGCCGCAGCCCGCCCGACAGAGTTCCTTGCAGCATTTGGAGCCTTCTTCTGGCGCGGTATGTGTGGCGCTGGTAATTTGCTCATCTATTCCTCCTATGTGCTGGTAAGCCCGCTGGACGCCTTATGGTTCCAGTGTTTAGCATTTTCGGCAAAGGTGGCTTCCTTGCGGAGCGCCAGAGATGAAGAATGTTTCGCAGCCTCGATCTTCGCCTCTGGGATCTTCGAGCCCGGTGCGACACCAAGCGCCTTATGCAGTTTGCCTTTGTGGGAAGGTTTGATTTCAATCGTCATCTGGTCCTCCTGTTGTTAAATCGTGGTAATTGCCGCAGGCAGCGCAGCGATATCTCCCATCGGTTCTGACTGCATATCCGGTGACGCCGCATTTCCCCTCGCGGGGCCCGATGAGAGAGTCTGTAGCTTTCTCGGCGAGTCGTCTTTTAACCTCTGGTGTCTTTTCACGACGCCAGCCGCCGTTATTCTTTGCCATTTTTGGCTTTCTCAGCGGCGATGATGGCCGCGTTCTCGGCCATGTATTCCGCGCTCATGCCCCGATCGGTAGGCTTGCCCTTCTTATCAAGCGCCTGAACTTCCACCCGGCTCTTGCCGTAGATGTGCGGAGCGGTGTTTTGTAGCCACGCCTGCCGGGTATCGACCCGCAGACGCGACCGGTTCACATGCTCTTTGTCGAACACCACCACCGTCTTGCCGCCCTTTATCGCCCTCTCTACGAAATCATTGGTGCCGTCATCAGCGATATCGATGCACTCGTCATGCACATTATCGGCCTGAATATGCCTCGCCCGCGCAAGGTGGAGTAGAAAATCGTCAATAACCCAAGCCCTATCCTTCTTTTGTTCATTATCGCAATCGAACATCCAGTCATCGACGGTTTCGCGGCAGGGCATGTCCTCGTCGCGGCATACCGATCGCAGGGTGCGCCCGGAGGCGATGCGGCGGCATAGAAGTTCCCTAAGTTCGACGGTATAGATCGTGGGCCTTCCCCGGCCTCTTTTTTCTGTTTCCGTATCCATTTTTATTTCCTCTCTGATTTTAGGATATTGGAATATTTCAGTTCTGTCCACTCGCCAAAATTTCGCGCCGACCTGCGGTGCCTGAAATAGCCCGCCGCGCCGGATTATTCGGACAAAATCTGTAACGGGGCGGGGGGCCGGTGGGATGGCCGTGTGGGGTTTTTAGGGGTGCCCGGTCCGTGGGCGATGACAGCCACACTGAATCAGTAACACGAATCTGATTTAAAGCAAAAAAAACCCCCGGCTTGCGCCAGAGGTCTTTCTTGTAAGCAGGCAGCTATTTACTGAATTACATAGGTAACTGTGTATGTAAATCCTGTTGCGGTATCACAGGCCGAGCCGTTGACATCGAGTTGAAGTCCCTTGGCAACCGTGAGGCCGGTTCCAGCACCGAAGCCGACACCAAGCGTGGCCGTCAGTGGGATGTTATGGGCTGCACTCGTCAAGGTGGCCCGTGCCAGCGTGGCGGCGACAACGGGAGATCCGTTGTTATCTTCCAGCAGGACTCCGGTGCAGGTACCGGCATTTCCGCCGTTCGCCACGATGTCAAAGTGCGTAACCGTGATCGTGCGCGAAGTCACGCCTGTCAGGATGACACAGGTATCAGCATTGACGCTGGCGACGGTGCAAGTTCCTTTGGTCGTCATGCTGACGGGATTTGCCTTGATCCCAGCACTGAACGGAGTATGGAAGTCGTTGCTGACGTTAGAAACGATCCCCCCGGTCGCCGTCGTCGCCCCGGTGATGGCCAGAGTTCCGCCGATGGTCTGGTTGTTCGTAACAGCCAGAGCGGTGCCAGCAGCCGTGAAGGTGGTCGCCCCGGTGACTGTGGCAGGAACGCCGCCGCTGAAATTGGCGCAGTCGATATAGGCCGGACGACCGTGGGTGATGTCATCAGCCAAGACTCGGCAGGTGATGGCATCAGTATCGGTATGCAGCACCAGCGCCGTGGTGTTTTCAGGGTTCTGCATCTCATGGTAGTACCCGGCCTGCGCCGTAGAGACGGCAGAAAGGGCAGCAAAAGCGGCCAGAATGGCGACTTTTTGAAGATAACGTAGGTTTTTCATGTGTTTACTCCAGAGTTAAGGGTTAGTGGTGTGGTCCACCGGAGAAGATTAACCTTTTTTTGCTGATCTGTCGAATAAAAGGCTATTGACTTCTGATAGTCAATGATGTTACACTGGTATTATAGAGTGAAACTTAACAGGAGAACGAATCATGGCTACCTTTAATGCGAAATGCTCACAGGAACAATTCGAGAAGATCCACCAGCAGATAGACCAGACGCGCCGGACATCGGAGACCGTCAAGGTCAGCCGCGCCGACCTGATGGCGCTACTGCTGGATCATGGTCAACTGCACGAAATCTGCAAGACAGGATTATAAAAATGAAAACACAACACACGCCAACACCTTGGATCGTTATAGACGGCATATTGAGGCACAATAGCAATTCAGATGCCGATTGCGTCCAGATTGCTGAAATAACACACTCCCCTCTTGGTTTAGATTGGGATGGTTGTAGAACGCGGGCTGTTGGATTAGAGGAAAGCAACGCAAACGCCGCCTTCATCGTCCACGCTTGCAATGCTCATGACGCTTTAATAAGCGCGTTGCAGGGCGTGGTTGATAGCCTTAGTCAAAATAAGACATTCCCAGCCGATGTTGAAAACGCAAAAAGACTGGCTGTTAATGCCCTCGCCAAAGCAAAAGGTGACGCATGATCGCACAATTCCCCCAGCACGATGTCCGCCGCCTGTTCGCGGCGCATATCGCCAACCTGAACCGCGCTCGATCCTTGCGCCGGAAATTCAATGATCTGGTAGGTGCGTTATGACCGCAATACACTCCACCGCACCTTGGAGATCGTCGCGTGGCAAAGTCCTCCGTATCAATTCCGCAGATGGAGTTTCTGTTTGCTGCGTTCACAGGCGCGGCAGGCATGGGGAGAGCGCAGAGGTGATTGCCAATCTTGATCTCATCGAGGCAGCACCATATTTATTGGCGGCACTGAAAAAAATAGTTGAACACTTCGGAGACCCGTTACAGGTAGCTGACGCAGCAATCGCAAAAGCAAATGGAGACAGATAATGACAATAGAAATCACCACACCAGAACAACTCTCCGCTCTTTGCGGCAAGATCGAAAAGAACGGCGGAAAGCTGCCAGTTCAGACCGCGATGGAAAAGATGGAAGCTGCCTTCGACGCACAGCGCCAAGCATGGTACGGAGAAAATTGGCGCAAAGTCGGATGGTACGGCAATGATAATGGTGCAGCATGAGTATGGCATCATGCAAATGCGGACACCCCATCGACACCGACGAAAACCCTGAGAGTTATTACTTCGAGGGGCCGGACGGCAAAGAGATAGAACTAGAGAAGCCGATGTGCGATAGCTGCAAGGATGAAAAATTCGCACAACTTGAAGAACAACACAGAGGAGAGAAGTTATGATACCGATCCCGCAACCATACGACCGATTCGTGATGCTGAAAGACAAGCGGCCTTGGTACGAGATCACCAAGGACAAAGGATTCCATTGCCTGTTCTGGGACTGGCGGAACGGCCAGCAGCAGGAGAACAACATCGTCAGGTTCAGGGAAGCTGCCCGTGGATAACATCGAGGTCGGAAAAACGTACCGCGTCATCCATTCGCGTAAAGGCACCTTTGACATGAGGATTGCGTCTTTCAACGACGAATGGGCGGAGGGCGTCATCGTGAAGGGCAGCGCAAAGGCCATGATGGACTATAACGAGAAGGAAACCGGAGAAAACATCACGGTCCGCATATCATTCTGTCACTTCGTCGAGGTAAAGGACGCCGCATGAAGATCTTCTGCACAGCCTGCGGGGCAGATGTCGATTGCCGTATCACCAACGGCAAAGAGATATATCCTCATCGCAAGGATCTCTGGAACCTGCCGTTCTGGAAGCATGAGAAGTGCGGGAACTTCGTCGGCTGCCACCACAAGACCACGCACAGCATCAAACCGCTGGGCTGCATCCCGACACGGGAGATCAAGGTCTGGCGGCAGAAGATCCATGCCATTCTGGATCCGCTCTGGCGCGGCGGGGTCTATAACCGCAAAGAAATATACAAAATCATCTCTCAGGGCATGGGGTCAGGATATCTCTACCATACCGCCGAGATCAGATCCGTTGACGAGGCGCGGAAAGTCCTCTCAATCCTAGAAAACCTACCGAAAAAGGAGAAAAAATCATGAGAAAACTTTTACTCGCCATCGCCGCCACGATGCTTCTGTCCGGCTGCGGCGGTTCAACCCACGCCTACGACCCCACCGAGGCTAGATTCCCGCTCGATAGCCACGAGTCCCGAATCGTCATCCAGCGGGATCAGAGCTTCCGTCTCTCCGCTGCCGGGGCCGTCATCCATGTAAATAATCAGGAGGTTGAAAAACTTGGATATGGCGGCGGCTTCGCCCAGACGGTAAGAGCAGGAAACACGACCGTCGCCGTCCTGATACCGACCTTCGGCCTGCTGACGCTGCCGGGAAGCTGCGCCGGGGCCATGTTCGTCGTCAACTTCGACGCCAAGCCGGGGAAGACGTACAGTTTTATGGTCCAGCCGAGATCAGATGATTATGTAAGTAGGGCGGCTACTCTGGATGGTCATTTTTTCGTCGGTGTACCGTTTAAGGTACAGATAGCAAACAATGACGGTTGTTTCCAGATCGTGCCGGTGCCGTGATGCGTCGCATGTTTATAAAACTGCGGTCAAAATGGTGGTGCTGGCAGGCAGACCGGGCGATGAAAAGGTACAGGGAAACTTGGAGTCGGCGTTGACCAGAGGAAGACAATGAAGCCGTCTCGAAAGGGGCGGCTTTTTTGATGAAAATTATGACCAGAAAAATACCCCCCAAAAAGCCATTGATTAGTAGCATCTAACTGCATGATATTAAAGGTAGATATACAAGTATAGATTTTTTGTACTGTTATTAGTATTGTTGGACAACCACGAAAAACAGTGATATTCTGCGACTATGTGGACAAGGAAGGTATTGAAATGACTGATGAAAATAAGCCTAAAAGAAAACCTCGCGGCTTCAAAATCAAACCCCGTGAAAAGCCAAAAAAGGTAATCATAATAAACACCAGAGAACCGCTTAAAATAGGCTATATGAGGGTATCGACCAAGAAACAAGATCACGCTCTCCAAAATGATGCGCTTATTCTGGCTGGTGTGCTGCCAGAAAACATCTTCAAAGATACCATCAGCGGGGCAAAGGTTGCAGATGACGGACCGGGGCGCGAGGCTTGTCTCGCCTTCCTTCAACCCGGCGACACCCTCATGGTCTGGAAACTGGATAGGTTCAGTCGCAAGCTGCTGGACGTTCTAAAACATATTGAAATTCTCGGAAAAAAGAATATACACTTCGTTTCCCTAACGCAGAACCTAGATACTTCAACCTCTATGGGCATGGCGATGGTGCAGATCATGGCGGTGTTCGCCGATCTTGAGCGTGAACAGATCAGGGAGCGCGTCAAGGCCGGAATAGCCGCCACTCGCTCCGAACACCCAGATATGAAATGGGGCAAAAAACCGAAGGTGGCCTACGACGAAAGCGAAGTGATGCACCTTCTCAAGAAAAACACCGTCCGAGCGGTGGCTAAAATTACCGGTGTGCCAAAATCGACAATCCAGCAGATCAAGAAAAGGAATCAAAAATGAAAACTATAGAAAACGGCTCGGAGCCAACCAAGACCACCGAGCCGTTCTATATCGAAGGGAAATGCGAAAAACCCTCCGAGATTTGGTAGCGAGGGTGAGAATTGAACTCACTATTTCTGACTTATGAGGCCAGCGACTTACCCGTTTGTCCTCCCCGCAATAGTTTTACCAGCTTTTTTTGGCAGTCTTTTTAGCTGGGGATTTCTTCGTCGAAGCCTTCGCTTTAGCTTTTGTTGCAGCCATGATGATCTCCTATTGTTGTGCGACGATTCGCCTAATTACTCTGCCATACCTATTGCGGCTTGGTAAAGCTCAATTAGCTCTTTTTCCTCCCGGCGCTTCTCAAGGTTCTGTTTCCGCAGCGCCACGATCTTCCGCATGATCTTCGGATCGAAGCCCGTGGCCTTTGCTTCTCCGTAGACATCCTTGACATCTTCCGCGATTGCCTTCTTTTCTTCTTCAAGACGCTCAATCCGTTCAATAAACGATTTTAAGCGTGTGCCTGAAACTTCCCCTGTATTGTGGCCTATGCCCGGAATGGGCGGGTTGGCTTTTTGTTCTTCTTCTGCTCTGGCAGCCCCTTGTTCTATCATATTGTCAGCGTCCTGTTCTTTCATACCTACTTTTCCTCCATGCTTTTTTACACTCTCTACACTCTCTTGAACATCCACGATTCTTGGCTGTTCTCCAAATCGTATTATCGTCTGAATAGGGATGTCCTTTTGGACAATGGGTTATCTGCGATGCCTTTTCATGTCGATGGAATCCACCCAAGCCTCTACGAGAATTTTCCCTCGGTGTAACTGGCTCAAGGTGCTGTGGATTGACACAGGCTCTGTTACGGCATAAGTGGTCAATCTGTTTTCCATTTGGAATTTTTTTTACTAAGTTTTCATACGACCAGCGATGGGCTAACACTCTCTTTTCACCATCCCAAAATTGTCCGTAGCCGCATGGCATAGTACACGCGGCCCACTCCCAACATTCATTTTTTAGAATCCTTATATTTTGAATGAACCTATCATACGGAATCGTTTTCGTCCTTTTGTAAACACCCTTTGGCATCAGCGCACCACCCACACAATGCCGCCAGCGATAAGACCAAGAACGAAACCAACAGTGAGACAGACCTTATCCATCACTGCCTCCACATTTCTTTGATGTAGCCGAAGAACTCATCAGTATCGAAATAGAAATCGATGCACGACCAGATAAGGAATGGGCTGACGAGAAGGAAGGCCATCACCCTGACTGGTCTGTTCTGGATTCTCTTGAATTTGATGGGCATTTTTTAACCTCGCATTTTACTACAGAAATATATCTGCATTGTTTATCCTAAGTCAACGACTAAAACAAAGAAAGTTGTGATCTCGCCTTTGGCTTTTCCAGCGGTTCGCAGAACTCGCAGCGGCCATCACCCTGACCCGGCATCCAGACCACATAGATGCAGTCGAAATGGTTATTTCCCCCTCCAGTAAAATCGAGTCTCCACGAAAACGGCCTGATCCGCACTGGCCGATGCTCCATGAACAAAGGAATCCTGTTCTTCGTATTGAAGTAATTTGCTTTAAGGATCATACCGATATACTCGTAGCGCAGCCGGTGCGCCTGCCGGATAAATCCTTCCGCCAGAGCGTTGCCGTCTTCGTCGCTGAAAGGAGGATTCGTCAGAAGGCACCGTGCAGACCTCTCAAAGTTCTGCGCCAAGAAGTCGATACCGCCATAGCCATAGCCACGATAGACCAGATCCGTTGCCATGACGGTGATACCATGCTCCCTGATTACTTCCGCCATCGCACCATCCCCGCAGGCAGGCTCGTCGACGCGATCATAGCTTTTCAGCCACGGTCTTTCGGCCAGCATAAACGCTTCGGTTGCCTCCCAAGGGCTTGGGTACCAACCATCCTTGCGGTAGTCTTCGCATTTATCGGCGGTCGTGTGGACGAGGATGCTGCTCATGCTGATAACTTGAAGCAGATCACCCATACCCAAGGATTATTTTCCCAGCAGATATCAAAATTATGCCCATTTATTTTATTCCAGAGACATGCGTATGCCTGCGGTGCGCGGAAATGGGAGACCTCATGAGCAGACCACTTTCCGATTTTAAGATCTCCCCATTCTTCGGCTGACGCCCACGCGCTTACTTCCTTCCCATGCCAGTCTATGGTTCTACGCTCGATGCCCTCGGCCTCAACATCTGCTTCGCTGATATCCCACAAACGCTCGATGCGGATTTCCGTGATCTCAAGCGTGGTCCGGCAAAGGCTGCGCGGCATGAAGCGGGCGAGGCGCTTATGCCACATCGGTACGGCATGATTCGTCGGATGTCGGCTTTTCATGGAGAGGGTGGGAGGATTATCGCAGTAGCGTACCTCATCCGTATCGGCAATAAAGGCCCACTTCTGCTTTCCGGTTTTCGTCTTCATGCCCGGCAGCGCCCGCCAATGACCGAATCGGTAATGTTCCTCGCGGACCCAGAGCAAATCTCCGACTTCGCCGTATGGGCATTTAATTTTAGCCTGATGGCAAGCATCGTAATCCATGAACAGATGCGCGATATATTCGTCGCCACTTCTCCAAACACCATCTGCGACATATTTTGTCTGGTCAATTTTCACAGAACGCCTCGTCTGCGTCTTCCTGTTCTCGCGGACGGCCAGAGACATGCCCGGCGAAAAGAGAATCGGTCTGCTTTTTGTCATGACAACTCCTGCGCCTTTTGAAGCGCATCCCGAATCGTGCTGATCTCATACATCCTGAAAGTATTGCGGAGATGGGGATTGCGCCGGAAGATGTCATCGAAGACCTCTAAACCTGATGGCCCGTCTTCTTCGGCGGTCTCCCGCGCATTTGGTGGCTTATACGCCCCTCGCGGGTATCCGGCGGCGACCAGCCAGACGGTCTCGTTGTTCCCATCATCGTCGGCCTTCCTCATGGCACCGCTGTCCACGATGTAACCTGCATCCCTGAGTTCTGAGACTCTCGGTCTCACGGTCAGGATGGATATTCCGGTGGAGACAGCGATCTCCGTGCCGGTGGCACCGCGCCTCCCCCATGAAACAATATTATCGAAAACATCTGCTCTGAGACCGTCAAGCTGGTGGTAGATGCCAGCCGCAGCCTGTCGTGAAGCAGTATTTCCCGGAGCGTATGGGGCAGTTTCTGGTAGATTTCGCATTTTTTGGAACCTTTCTTGATTTTGATCGTTGGATTAACGGATTTTTAACCTTCTGGGCGCATTATTCTGGGTCGGCCCCTCCTTCGGGAGCCGGAAGGGATAAAGATTGCTGTAGACCCCCTTCGGCGTGGCCGTTTAGGGCATCTGCCTCGTACTCTCGGATGTAATCTGCCTCCGAATCGGTCAAACCATCCCCTTGTTGCCAACTATGGGAACCTGTTTTCCATGCCGTCCGCTGCCTTTTTTGGGTCAGGGAGACATAAACGGCCTGCACCAGAGGTGGCTTGCCGCCGCGGCGGATGATCTGGGCGATACAGGATGGGGTTGGCATTTCGGTATTTCTGGATAGGTAAACCTGAAAGGCGTTGCTGATCTGCTCCATCGTGAACGGGGCCAGAACGAGGCGGAAGAGGCCTACCGTGCCCGTGATCTGTTCCGGCTCCTTGCCGTACAGGCGGAGGCCGTCAAAGCACTGCGCCAGCATCTCGGCAAGCCCTGCCTGCGCTTCTGGGTTATTTGCCAATATCAAGTTTGAGGCCGCGCATGGCTGCTTCGCGGGCGCGTTCTGACTTGTTGGGGCCTTTTTGATTGCCAAAGCTGTTATTTCCCCCAGCGCCCTTGGGTTCGTAGATATCCTGCCAGCCGTTTCTGATTGATTGTTCGAGGATGGTTGCTGTGTCATGTCCTTGGCTCCTGAATTGTTCGAGTTTTTTGATGATGGATTTTGCTGCTCTCTCGGTCATAGGTTTTCGTTGCTTCTTTCTCATTTCGGAAAAGTCTAACCAGTCTTCCGGTTTTACCCAATCCGGTAGAAAAAAATTATCAGGTTTTAATCCTGCTGGGATTTCCAAAGGCGCTTGCGCCTCTTTCTTTCTTTCTTCTCTTATCTCCTTCTCTTTCTTTGTCTCCTTCTGGGGGGTATTGCTAGTAGCATTGCTAGTAGCATTGCTAGGATTGTTAGCAGCCTTATTTATACCGCCAACACGCCCTGAATTGACCCTTTTTTTATGCTTTTCTAGTTGTTCTTCAATAACTTGGTCTGCTTTCTTATTCCTATACATTCCATCGTTCACAGTGAAGAACATATTAATTATGTTATCTGCCGCCGCCTGCTCCTCGCGGGTGACGGCAGAGCATATCCTGTAAACCCTGCTGTTGTCGGGTAGCAATGCTAGAGCATTGCTAGTGGGTATCGGGCCGGTGCTGTAATAGAAATCCAGAAGAAGGTTATAGGCCCCGTGTTCAAGCATCGTCAGGTGTTTTGTATCGCGGGCATATTTACCTAAATCTCTAGGATACCAAGGGAGCGTCATGCTATTTCACCCTCGCAACATGCACAACACCATCGGAGCGGCAGCACATATATTTGCGAGATAATTCTTTGCCTACTTTTGAGGCCAGAACAATTATCGACCGACCATTATCAGGGAAGTGAGCAACCTCACCCACCTTAATTTTAGCAATAATATTTGATTTTGTATTTTTCATCACCCCGACCCGAAAACTTGATCTTGGTCAAATAATGCCAGAGCCGTGGCTATAGTCAAGGGGGGAGAGGAAAAATTATTTAGACGCCTTCGCGCTTGAGCGCCCGCTCCACAGAATCAACGGTCTTCTGTGTAGGAACGACTCGGATGTTTTTTACGCGGTTAAAAAATCCGGGATCAAAACCATGTGAGCAGCAGAACATTGCCTCACTATATTTTGGATACTTCTTTTGTCTAGTTCTTACCAGCGAATCTATTCTTTTAATCCATGTGCGGGCTGTTGCCAGCCGCTTTTCCACAGGGGTTAATTCAATATTAATCTTCATTTTACCCTCAAAAAAAACTGTCCTATCCCCTATGATATAGCCAAAAATCGGGAAAAGTCAATAAATATTCATTGATTTAAAGAAAACAATTGACATTGACTACTAAAGATCAATATAATAGAGATAGGTATCGGAAAAATGCAAACAAGGAGAATCAGCATGACCGCCCAATCGACATTCGACTATGTGCCGGATGAACAAGAAAAGAAGGTGGCGCAGCCTGCCGCGCCGAAGAAAACTGCCGCCGAATCGGTAAAGGCGCATATCGCCGAATCGGACTCCGTGACCGCGCTGGCCGTGATCGAGATAAAGAAGGAAAACGCCTTAACTGTCTTCACGACGGAAAAGGGGTTGGATCCTTTCCTCGTCGAACTGGAAACCCGCGCCCGCGCCGCTATCGATGGCTTTGATATCACCACCATTGCTGGTCAGGATGGCATCAGGTCGGTGGCCTATTCGCTCTCCAAGAGCAAAAAGCCCCTCGAAAATCTGGCATCTGATCTCAAAAAGGAATCGGACGCCCTGATCGACAAGGTGAACAGCGAAAGGAATCGCGGTATCAAGTTCATCGATGATCTGCAAAAGGAACTGCGCCGCCCACTGACGGAATGGGAAGCGATGGAGAAGGCTAGGGTGGCGGCGCATGAAGACGCGCTGGTGGCGATTTTATCACATGGCCCTCTGGGTCTTGAAAATCCGACCTCTGCTTTTATTGAATCCCGTCTTAATTCACTTCATGCCCTGCCAAAACGCGATTGGCAAGAATTTATGGCCCGCGCAAATTCAGCATATAAAGAAACGGGAGATGCCTTGGCTATCGCTTTCGGGAAGGCTCTGACCGCCGAAGAAAATGCCGCTGAACTGGCGCGGCTCCGCGAGGAACAGGCGGCGCGTGAGAAGAAGGCGCGGGAGGACAAGATCGCTGCTGATGCCGCCGAGGCCGCCCGCAAGGAAGCTGAACGTGTCGCCGAAATCACCGCCAGAAACCTCGCCGAAGTGGCCGAAAAAGCTGCCGCAATCGCCCAGAAGGTCATCGACGATCAGGCTGCGGCGCTGGCGAAGGCTGAACAGGATAAGAAGGATGCTGCCAAAGCACTGGAAGATGCCAAGTATGTCGCTGAACTGGCTAGGAAGGCTGCGCTGGAAAAAGCCGAATCGGATAAGGCTGCGGCGCTTAAAAAACAGGAGGACGACATTGCGGCGGCGAAAAAGGTCATTGATGATGCTGCCGCAAAGAGAGCCGCTGACCAGAAGCACAAGGAGACCGTCAACAATGAGGCTATGAACGCTCTGAACGGTGCCCTTCAAAGAGAAGGAACGGTTCTGGTGGTCGCTGATCTCAGGGCTATCATTACGGTCATAGCTAAGGGAGAAGTGCAAAACGTATCGATAAAGTATTGACCTTAGAACGTCAATAAAATATAACCACTATGGGCAGCGTGACGGCAAATTGTACACGGATGCGCTGCCCACCAACAACAAAGGAGAGAAAAAATGCTTATTACCAAGAACTGCATTATAAATAACATGCCAGAGGAAATTTACCACGGAGATCCGACCGAGGCACTACCCGGCTTCAAAGATTGTACGTCCTTATCATCGTCAACGCTGTCTGATCTCGTCGAGATGACGGAGATCGAGGCCCGCATGGGTATTAACCGTCTCAACCCGCCACGCCAGCGGGCGTCCACGGACGCATCAGATCTGGGCAATATCGCCCATGATTTCGTCCTGCTGGGCGGAGAAACCAAATTCGAGGTCGCTCCTGTCGATGCTTGGCGCTCCAATGATGCAAAGGCGCTGAAAGCCGACATCATCAGCCGTGGCAAGATCCCGCTCAACCTGTCCACGCAAAGCATCCTCGAAGATGTCAGGAACATGAAAGAACGGCTCCATGAGCAGATCGCGGAGCATAAAGACTATCCCGGCATCCTGCAAAAGGGCCGCGCCGAACAGTCTGGATTCGCCTTTGACGGAGAGATCTGGAATCGCGCCCGCTTCGACTGGCTTTGCGATGCACCGCAATACGAGAACCTGATCGTGGACTACAAGACCACGGGTATCGATTTCAACCAGTGGGAGAAGAACGAACTCTGGAAGACGAAGTTTTATCAGGAACATCACTACAAGCGCGTCCTGAACATGATCCGTACCGTAGATTCGGCACCGGCCCGCTTCATCTATCTGGTCCAGCAGGTGACACCGCCTTACCTGATCCGCATCTATGAGATCGACAAATCCTATGAAGACGAGATCCGCGACCGCTACTCACGGGGCCGCAGCCGCTTCATTAACTGCATCAAGACCGGTGTCTGGCGCGGAGAGACCAAACATACCATCCATTCCTGCCCGCCACCGTGGATCCTGACAAAATGGGAGACCGATGCCGTGATCGCAAAGGAAGAGGCCGAGCAGGCCAAAAAAGACGCGCAGGCGCAGAAAAACGCCTCTGATCCCGTCGAATTAAGAGCAGCAGGTTAGGTGGAATCATGGAAAAAGAGCAATTCTTTGTATGGAGAGGTGGCACATATCCACCGACAATATACGACTCATTTGAGGCGGCAGAAGATGCCGCGCAGAATACCCTTGTGAGGGCTAGAACAAGGGCAAAGGTGTATATCCTTAAATCAGTGGCTACCGTCGAATATGAAGAAAAGCCGCTGAAAATTACAATGCACGGAGAGCAAAAATGACACGCAATTTTGAGGTAAAAACCGCAACACCGATAAATACTTACGTCAGGATCGCGCTTGTCGGTGCCGCTGGCTCCGGCAAGACCTTCTCTGCGCTCCGGCTGGCAACAGGGATAGGTGGAAAGATCGTCCTGATCGATACCGAGAACAGGCGGGCTGCCAAATACGCCAAAAGGTTCAGTTTTGAGCAGATCGACTTCCAGCCGCCGTTTAATCCTGCCAGCTATGGCGATGCCATCGATGCCGCGATCAAGGCAGGGGCCACCACCGTCATTATTGACTCCATGAGCCATGAGCATGAGGGTGAAGGTGGGATCCTTGAGATGGCCGAGGCCTTCTTGGAAAAGAAGTGTGGCGACGACTGGAAGAAACGCGATCAGATGAAGTTCGCGTCGTGGATAGCACCAAAGCGGGAGCGCACCCAGCTTATCGTCAACAAGATCCAGCGCCTACCGATCAATATCATCCTCTGCTTCCGTGCCAAAGAGGTGACGAAGCCGGTCCGCAACGCGCAGGGCAAGATCGAGCCGCTTAAAGAGTGGGATATGATCGGCGGCGACGAATACCGCTACGAGATGGACGTTACAGCCTTCCTGCCGTCAGGTTCAGAGGGTATTCCAGACTGGACCAACAGCATGAAGCGCATCAATGATGCTGATGGCTCTCTCAAGAAGTTCTTGGTGGGCGCTGGGCAGTTGAGCGAAGAGGTTGGCCGTCAGATCAAGGCTATGAACTCGGCCAGCACCACGGCACCATCCACGCTGGGAAACCAAACTAAACCGTCTATTGCAGTCAACCAAGCCATGACGCAGGCTGGCGCTACGCCGGAGCCGACACCAGAACCGACTCCGTTTACAGCTGTAGATGAGACGCCGGAGC